GATTCCGGGCTCGTAAATGGCCAGGGCCTGGCAGGCTTTAATTTCGGCGTAGCCGGTTTCGGTGACCGTTATGGTCCGCTCCTGCTTCGGTCCGAAAACGTATCCGGCTCTCCAAACCTGGCTTTGGCTCATGTTCACGACGGTGACCTCGGTTCTCATAATTCCACCTCAGTTAATGATCTCTAAAAATTCGCAGGCTTTAATTTCCTTAAATCGGTCGCTGGTCGCGTCGATCAGGACCGGCGAGTTCGGCATAAATAGCAGGCCCGCTCTTTCGATCGGCTTCGGGCTGGTGTTCACGACGGTTAGTTCAAATTCCCGCGGCGTCCTGGTCCGGGTTCTTGCTGTCCCTCCGCTGTGGTGTCTTATGATCTCTGCCCGGTTTTCGTGGCGGTTGTTTGTAAAGCTGTTCCATTCGCTGCCCAGGACGATCGCCCTGACTTTCGTCTTGTAGTAGGCCCGGAGCATGGACGGCTGGTCGCGGTATTTGCCGCTTCCCCATTCGGCTTGCCATGTCGCCAGGTATCTCTTTGAACCTGGCCCGCGGCGAAAGGCCCAAACTCCGCCCGCCAGAGCGATTTCATCGTCTGCTCCGACCAGCTCCCGCGTTTCGTTGTAATCCGCGGCGTCTTTATTGCGCTTCAGGTATGGGACCGTGTCCCGGCTGTTTATGTCCTTCGTGAAAACCATTTCCCAGCCTGCTTCCAGGCAGTAAAATAAATGCTCTATGCTTTCGGTTAGCTCCGTGTCCGCGTCTAAATAAATGACCTGCTTCCATTCCTGGGGTGCTAATTCGTAAGCGGCGAGCTTTGTGTTCCTGGCGCCAACTCCTGGGCTTTCATGGTTTACGTGGACGTCGGCTTCCGGGAGCGGCTTATCCGAGGCGACCGCGACCTGGGTTTCCGGCATGAATTGATTTATGCTGCGAATCAGGGCCCTGGCGCAGCGCCGGGCTGCGGCGCCGTAGGCGACGACGTATATTCCGCGGTCCTGCCTTTTGTTTCGGCGCCGGGCTTTCCCGGTTTGCTGGACCATGTCCTCGATTTCGGCAAAGGCTTTGGCGTGTCCCTCCGCCCATGCTTCGTCGGTGAACCTGGCGGTCGCTTCGCGGAGCTCTTCCGGGTCCGCTTTTGTTTCCCTGGCCCTGGTGAGGGCCTCGATCATTTTGTTGACATTTCCGGCCTCGTAGCGCTCGATTCCTGGGATGTCTGGTAGCTCGTCTAAAAGTCCTACTCCGGCCGGGATCACTATTTTTTTCCCGCAGGCGAGCGCCTCCAGCGGTGGGTATGGAATTCCTTCGATCAGGGCGGTGCAAAGCAGGATGTCGATTCCCTGGTAAAATTCTTGCAGCCGGTCGTATGGTAGCAATTTGGCCGGTATCGGCCAGCCTTTTCCGGCGGCCTGGTAATCGAATTCGCCTCCTGTTTTGGCGATCGCCTCTTTTAGTAGGGTTTCGCCTTTGCGGCCTCCCTGGTAAACGAATCCCGCTACGCCCACTTTGTTGCCGGGGCTTTTCCTGGTTTTGATCGGTTGAAACTTTTCGCGGTCGAGCGGTGGGGTAATTTTTGCTGTGGCTCCGTAGCTGGCCAGGTCCTCGTAATATTGCTGGGCTGAAGTGATCCTTAAAATCGCTTTCCGGGCCCGCTCTTCCCAGATCGCTACCTTCGCCGCGATGCAATCCTCCCGGTGCGTAAAATATGCGGCGAATGGCAGGCCCTTTAAATCGTTACGTCCGTCTAAATATGGCAATGCGTAATTTAGGCGGGCGCCCGGGTCCGGGTGGCTTGAAATGCTCCAGCCGAGCTCCTTCACTAAGATTCTGGCTTTGCGGCTTAGGATGCTGGTGTCTCCTGGCCCGCTCCGAATGATGTGGATCATCTGACCTTCTCCATTTCTGCAAAAATGCTGGACCAAATTCCCTGGCTGTTCTGCTTTCCGGTGCCGCCCTTTTTCCTGATCTTCCACTTCCGGGTGGTGTAAAAGTTGTTGCCGGTGTTTTTTGACTTGTAATCGAAAATGCTGGTGAAACTCAGGGTGAAGGGCCTCCGGTGGGTCGGGTCTCCCCAGCAGCCAATGTAGTCCTCCGCGTTTGGTAGCTTGACGTATAAAATGCCGCCCGGCCGTAAAATCCGCCAGCATTCGTCGATCGCCTTTAGAAGGTCGATGTCGATGTGCTCGAAAACGGCTTTGGCCGTAATCTGTTCCATGCTGCCGGTCCTCCAGGGCCATGGCAGCTGGTTAAGGTCCCAGACCGCGTCGATCTCCGGCCGGTGTTTCATCCGGTCGTGATTAATCCATTTGGTCGGGTCCTCGATCAGGTTGCCTGCTCCTAAATTTAGCCGGGTTTTTTGCATTTTATATGATCCACTTTTCTGCCGGTAACGGCTTGATCAGCGGTTTGGTCTCCCAAGCTGCCGCGATGAATGCGATCCTCGGGTCCCATTCGGCCTTTAGCTCCTGGTAGCGCTTGAGCATTTTGGTGGTCCTTTCGTTCGTTAAAACGAAAATCAGCCGCGGGTCGAACAGCGGTATGCGTAGGTCCCCGAGGCCCAGGTTTATGATTTCCTGCTGGCTTTTGCCTTTCATGAAGTCGCTGGCCAGCTCCTGGTATGGCCGGAAAGGGCTTATCGCTTCCCAGCGTCCCAGCCATTTGAAGCCCTGGATCAGCTGGGCGGGGCTTACCGTTATGCTTTTGTCAAGGATCGCTACTTTCCTGGCCTGCGTGCTTTCCTTTATGATCGGGTAACCGCAGTATTCCTGGCGGTTGGTCCCTTCGATTAGGATGGCTTCTGCGATCTTGGTATTCATAACTGCTGGGCGGAGGGCTTCCTCCGCCCGCCTCCGTCTTTAGGTTAATTAGCTGCCGGGTGAATCCTGGTCGACCAGCGCTACGACGGCTGCGTTTTCGTCCTCGTAGTCGGCGTCGCCCTCGATGGTCAAAACAAAATCGGTGCGGCGCGATTTCGGAATCCGGTCGCGCTCGATGGTTACTTCGTGGAAAAGTCCCCAAACCATGTTGTCCGGGTGCTGTAGCATGGCTACTCTTCCGGCGCCGGTCGGGTATGATGCGCTGCGCTCGAGCATGGGCACGTAGGTGATCGGGACGCCCTTGTAAGGTATCGGGGCTGCTCCGGTCATCGCCTGGTCCCCAAGCTGGGTCCCGCGCTTCTTGAGCAGGTTTCGGTAGGCGTTCTCGATGCTCCAATCTACGTAAATGCGCCATTCGGCTCTGTTCTGCAGGTATTGCTTCGGTACCGCGGCGATCAGGGCGTCAAACATGTTCTCGGGCCAATTATCGGAATCCGCGGGGTTGAAGTCTCCGCCGCTTCCGCCGTAAATCTTATTGGCTGCCCGCTTGGTCCAGCCGTCGGTGAGGCTTAGAATTTCGTCGGTTTCGAATGCGATGTCGGTGTTTGCCAGGAGGAACCATTCTTCCAGGTCCCGGCCTGCCGCTTCGCCGAAAAGGCTGATCAGGGTGTTTTCGAATCCTCCCCTTTCAATGTTTCGGCGCAGCGCGTTGTCCTTGATTCCGGTGATCGCCTGGAGCTCTTTGGCGATCAGTTTGTTGGTGGCGAAAACTGGTTTTACGTGTTCGCCGTCTGCCAGGTCGCGGTCAACTCCTGATGTGTCGGTCCCTGATTTCAAAATCCTCCCTACGAAGCCTACGCGGTCGATGTCGACCTGCTGGGCGTCCATTGGGATAAATCTTGCCTCCTGCAAAATCACGGTCCGGTGCTGGACCGTCTCTACGAAGCGGTCAAACTTATCGGGTGTTAAAATTCCTTCATCCAGGTCGCCTACGGTGATCGCCTTAAAGGCTGAATCCAGCCTGGCGAGCAGCTCGGCGTTGCTTAATGGGTTACCCACTTATACCGCCTCCTTTCTGGGTTTTTTGTTATGCTGAATGCAATTTGCGGCCGAATGCGTCGCGGCCTTTGACCGCTGACTTTTTAGCTGGCTCGTCCCCTTCGTCGTCCCCATCCTGGCCTTTTAGCGCTGTGGCTTTGGTGCCTCCGAGCTTTTTGGCCAGGGCTTCGATTTTATCGGTTAGCTCCGATTTCAAGGCCTCGTATTCGGCCTTGTAATCTGGCTCATCGGGTTCGTCTGGGGTGTCGCCATTTTCTTCGGGTTCCTCGGTGGCCTGGCCCTTGATCGCCTCTTCTAAAGCGGCGAATTTTTCATCCAGGCTGGCCATGCTTTCCTTGACGGCGCTTTCTACCAAACCTTTGATTTCCTCTTCTGTCATATCGCTGTCGCCTCCTTTCTGGCCGGGAATGGGCGCTTTCTTCTTGCTATTTGCTTCTTCTTCCGCTTCGCTGATCAGCTCCAGGAGCGCTTCATGTGCTGCTTTTAGCTTGTCGACGGTGGCCTTGGCAAAGCGGCGCCCTTCTTTCTCGGCCGATTCCGGGTTATTCGATGACGTTTTCCCCAGGGCATTTAAAATCTTGCCGATTAGGGTGGTGTCGGGTGCTGGCTCTTCCTCTTTGGCCTTTAATGCGAAAAACTTTGCTTTCGGGACCGCGGGCTGGTTTACTACTGAGACGTAAACCGGTACCCAATCGGGGCCTAAATCCCGGAGCAAAGTTTTCTTTAGTGCGGCGTCGGCCATCGGGTCGTCGGTGCTTTTCCCGGCGGCGATCGCTTCCTGTAAATTTTTCATGGCTGCTCTTTTCATGCCCATGACCGAATATCCGGTCAGGGTTCCTTTCTCGACCGCTTCCCAGGTTGCTTCGTCGAGGCGGCTGCCTAAAATCCAAGTCCCTTCCGGGAGGACCATGTCCTCCTGGCCGTGGACCGTCTTGACGGTCATTTCGGCTGGCAGTAGGTAGCTCTCGACCGGGCGGCCGACATTGTTGAGGGTGTGCTGAAGGTCTACGTTCTGGTAGCTTTCCATCCATTCGTGGGCTGCTGCTTCAATTTTTTCCTTGGTTACCGATTCTCCGTCGTGGTCAAGTTCTCCTGGGACCAGGACGGCGGCGTATGCGATGCGCTTTGCCGCGTTTTTCATGACGATCGGTCCGGTAATTTCGGCGTCGTCGCATCTCTTTGATGTGCAATCCGCGGCCTTTTCTGCTGGCCATTTGCCTAATGCCTGGTAATGTAGCCAGGCGTAGAGCGCGTTGACGTTGTCTATTCCTGGGGTCCCGCTTAGGGTTGAGACGCAGGTGTCAAAACTTCCTCCTGCCCAATCGTCGAATGTGTCGATCAGGTCGCTGACGCCTTTCATGGCCATTTTGGGGTTCGCGGCCATGAGGCGCTTGGTTACGAAAAGGTTGTCGACCTCTTTCGGCTCGCCAAAAATAATATCGCCCTCCACTTCAGCGTAAGCCATTTCGTAAAGCTTGTCGCTTTTGTAGTTTCTGGCGATAACGGCGTCCTCGAAGGTGTGGACAAGTCCGAGTTCGGCTTCTTCTCCGTTAATTTGCTGGAGGGCCCAAACCATTTCTCTTATCCGGTCCAGCCTGGCCTCGAATGATTCGGCTGCTGTCCGTATGCCCATGCTCTTTTCACCTCCTTTGTGGGTTTTCCTTCCGGGCATTTAAATCCTCCTTTGCAGTTTGTTTAATCTTAAGGCTTGTTCTAAATCTTGTCAAGTTTCCGCCTTTTAAATTTCTTTCAGCCAGGCGATCTTGTCTTTGTTGAATTGGTAAACTGGTAGCGCTTTGAATTCGGCGACCGTCATGCCCTGGGCTTCGATCCAGGCGAGCAGGTCGTCGGCGCTTTCTATGTCCGGGAAGTCCCATGCGGTTTTGGTCCAATCCGCGTTCGCCAGGTCGCCGTCCGGCCAAATGACGTATGGTTCTCCGGCGGCTTTCGGCGCCGCGGCGGTCATGTCTGCTATGGTCTGGGCGATGTCGACGACGTTGTCTGCCGCTTCTCTTAGGGTTGAGGGGTGCCCTACTATGGTTGCCCAGCTCTGGGGTTTCCCGCCCATGACCACAAATTCGGATTCGGTTAAACAGCCGAATCCGCTCCGCGGGGTGCCGATAATGTTTTTGGCCGGGACCTTCCCGACCATCATCAGGCTGTGATCGCCTATGTGGGTCCCTCCGGCAAAGCCTATGGCCGTGTCGGGGCTTGCTGAAAACGACGAGGCGGGCTGCAGCTGGACCTTACTGACTTTGGCCGCTACTCCCTGGTATCGCGGGTCGCTCGGTGACATCCCCATCATTTGGATAAACGCGTCGTCGGAAATCCTCATGCCGCGGTAAAGGACGATCTCCCGGATTCCTTCCTGGGCCAGGTGTTTTTGGGTTACGTTGTATTGGGCCCTGGCGATCGCCCGCAGGGCGTCGCCGTTCTGGTTGAAATAGCCGGTCGCGGCCTTCATCGTTTCACGGGTAATGTGCTGCATTCCTTTCATTCCGGTTTTAAATTCGGCGTCGAATGCCATTTGCATGGCGATGGCCTGGGTGTTGTTGTCGCCGCTGGTCTGGGCCCAAAGCTTGACCTGGTTATTGATCGCGGTTTTGTAGGCGTCGGTGGGGTATGTCCCTACTCCGTGGAGGCCGCCCGCGAATTCCCTTTCGGCGAATGCCCTGAATGCCGGGTTGTCTTTCAGCTCGTTATAAATTTCGTTGACGACCTCGTCTTTTAGCGCTCCGGCGTTCAAATAATCAAATTCCCCTTCTTTTGTGATGAAGTCCTCTCCGAGTTGCTCTGAATCCATTAAGGTTTGGACGTCGTCTAAATCGTCGAGGCTGACTTCGCCCTGTTCGAATTCGCCGGTGTCCTCATCAAGCTTGACCAGCTCTGATTCGTAAAAAAACTGCTTCCCGGGCGGCGGGCCGTAGCCTTCCGGCATGATAAATGGGACCACTCGGCAGCGGCAGTTGATCCATTCCTCGATCGGTCCGCCTTTGTCTCCCGGGTATTTTAGTCCGTTTGAAAACTCGTCGCCGGTCCTGACGATCTGGCCATGCATTCCTGGGGGCCCGGCGCTGTGATCCGCGTCGTGCCCGGAATTGTCCGGGGTCCTGGTCCGGTCGTCGTCGGCTCCCCACCATTGTTCAAAGGCGATGCCCTGCATATCCATTTCGCGGTGCCGCATCGCGTTCTGGCTGCCGTTGATCTCGGTCCTGGCTACGCGTTCGAGCTCGTAACCTCTCATGTTTTGGAAGCTGTCCTTTAGGCGTTCGGCTGCTTCGTCGATGCCCAGGCCCTGCTCGTAGCTTTCCGCTAAATTCATTTTAACGTCGCCGGTCATTCTGGCCAGGGTCGCTTCGCTGGCTTCGAAGCTGCGGCCGCGGATGTAGCCGTAGGTGGTGTGATCCATTTCGTGAAATTGCAGCTGAGCTCCGCGGTTAGCTGCTTCGTCGATGACGTCGCGTTTGGCCTGGTTCGCGGCGTCGATCGCCGCGTCGGCGGCGGCCTCTTTAAAGGGCTCTTCCATTTTCCCCAGGTGCTGCAGGAGGACGGCCTGGGCCGCGTCTCCTGCCGGGACCTGGCCGGTTTTCTGTAGCTGGGCTATGGTTGCGGCCGCGGCCTTATCGAAAAGTCCCTGGAGGCTGCTGGTGAGGCGGGCTTCGGCGGCCTGGGTCCAGCTATTTGTTGATTTTAAAGCCGTCCAAAAGTGTAAGGACCGTTCGATCTCGGTCGCTATTCTGATCAGCGCTTCGTGCATCCTTGACCGCCACCTTTATGATTTTTTCTTGAAGGTCCTTTAGCACCTTCTCGACCTGGTCCGCGGGCATTTCCTGGGTTAGCGGCTGCCCGCCAATGAATCTTTGGTCCAGCCGCGGATCGTCCGGGTCGTCCTCGATGCCGTATTTGGGGCCCATCAGCCGAATGACGTCCCTGATTCGTAAGGCGCCCATGTCGAAAAGCTCCTTGATCATGTCCAGGTCGTGCTTTTCGTCGGCGGTGTCTATTTCGCGGAATTTAAATTCCCAATCCTTGGTGTCAAATCCGTGTTCGTCCCAGAGGATGTACTGGTTGATCATCGCTTCGATCGTTTCCTGCCGCGGGTTGATCACCGAGGCTTTATAAATCTCGGTTGATTCCTCCGCGGTTGATCCTCCGAGGCTGCCGATCTCGACGATTCCTAAGCGGTAGGGCGGGACGCCGTGGGCGCTTATGATTTCGTCGCGGTTGTCTTTGCGGTATAGCCGGAAGCTGGCGTCTTTAATGTCGACGGCCAGCGGCTGGAATTCGACCTCTACTTTGCCGCCGCTGGTCCCTTCCATGGTCGGGACGGCCAGGACGAGGGTGGCGTGCGGGTTATTGGCCAGCGCCTTGAAATGTTTTTCGATCGTGTTTTCGAGCTCGGTGCGCCCGTCCTCATCGCGGTCCCCTGGGTCGTAATCGCCGGTGATAAAAACGGCGTAAGCCGGGACGCCAAAGTTGTCGAAAAAGGCTATGTTGTAATCGCGTCTGGCCAGGTCGCCGTGGACGGCGCCTAATGCCGGGACGATGTCCGGTATGCCGTAGTAGTCGGAGCGCTGGGTGTAAAGCGAATTCCAGATCAGCTCTGCGGCGCGTCTTTCGGGTGGCAGGCTGTTTAGTTCGTGCTCGCTGCCAGTGTCTTTGTCGACGTCCTTTTCGTAATTCATTTTCTTGAACCAGCGGGTTTTGTTGCCGCGCTTCTGGGCGTATTTATTTTCGCTGTCGTGAATGCGGAGGGTGTGGCCCGGCACGTGGGCTATGATTTTCGGGCGGCCGTCCGGGCTGTAGCCCTCGCGCACAACTTCAAGTCCGCCCTGGCCAACGACCTCTACGTCGTATTGGTGCCGGTAGAAAATCATGGTTAGCGGCCGGTCCTGGCTGTTGAAAAAATCTTCGATTTCCTGCTTAATGTCCGGGTCCGGGTCGTCGACCAGCGGGATTAGGTCCCAGCCTAATCCGGCGGTGTCCCGCGCTTTCACCTGGCAGGCCCGGAAATGGTATGCGTTGATCTCGGTGATCGAGGCTAAAGTCTCCGGGTTGTAAAGCGGCTGGATCAGCCCGCTCGATTTGTAGGCGCCCATGAAGCGGTCCGCCTTGATCTGGGTCGAGCGCTCTTCAGCGCCCTTGAAGGCGTATTGCTCCATGATGTCCTTTCTGACCACTCTTCCCTCCTGGGTTACGTAGCCAAACGGCTGTTTGGTTGCTGGCCGTGAGGGCTGCGGCAGGGGCTGAGATTGCCGCTTTTCTGCCCGGCGCTGCCGCTGGTATTCACGGTCGTATGCTTTTTTTTGTTCGGGGTCCTTGATTGGCATTGTGGGTCCCTCCTTTGGTTAGTGCCCGAGGCTGGAGGCGGTAATTTTGGGCCGGGCGCGGCGGGTCTCCGCGTAAGCCATGGCGATGGCGTCTCCCCAATCCGGGCTCTTTAGTCCGCGCTTCTTCATGTCGTCTTTGCTTTCGAGCTTCATCCGGCCGTCTGATTGGATGTAGTATTTCCTCCTGGTCAGCTGGCCGATCGCGTTTTTGTTCTTGAAAACCGGGCCGAAGGCTAAGTCCTGCTTAATCTTGTCGGCCAGGCCCGCCCATTGTTCGGTGGCCTGGTCCGCGTATTTCGCGCTGTTTAGCGCCTTGCTCCCGGCGTTCATGTCGATGATCTCGATCGAGCGCGGCAGCTTTCCTTCGTCTTGCAGCTCGCGTAGCCGGTCCGGGATGCCTCCGCCTAAGCCGACGGCGTCGGCCTTGATTTTTGAAAGCTGGCTCATAAATCCGTGGCGGTCGATGAAGTCGATCAGACGCCCGCAGGCGGCCATGACTCCGGTGCGCCCTAATGCCTCGCGGCCAAATTCTTCGGCGGCGAGCGCTATGCGGGCCCTCCTGGCGACGATCACGTTTTTGTCGGCGCCGTAGCGGGCGGCGTCCATGCCGACCTCGATCGGTTCGTTCGGGTCGGTTTGCTCGACCTGGTCCTGGGCCCAATCGCCCTGGCCTGCCTGCTCGATCTGCATGAGGCTGATCAGGGTGTCCTCCATCGATTCCGGGAAGCGCCCTAAAACGCGGGCCGTAAATAGCGGGCTATCCTCTCCCCAATCGTCTTTGGCGTCCTCGACGTCCTGGGCTGAAACGAGGCCCGGGATGATGAGGCCCTTTCCTTCCAGGTTCGGCGTGTCGTAGGCGGAAATGTTCTTGGTCCACCACCGGGGGCTCGAAAAGGCTTTGTAGAATTGGCCCTCTAAATTGGTCGGGTTGCCGATCGCCAGTAGCCGGGTATGGCCTCCTTTGAGGACCGAATAAATTCCTTCCCAGATCGTCTCCGAAAGTCCGGCGGCTTCGTCGGCGACCACTAAAAGGTGCGGGGCGTGAATGCCCTGGAAGGCGGTCGCGTCGTAGTCCCTGGTCGCAAATCCGAGGCCGAAATGGTCCTCTGCGAATTTCCATTCCTTGGTCATCAGGTCTCCGCCGAAGGGCCTGCCGTGATCCTTGGCCTTTTGAGCGCAAATGTGAATCTCTTTCCATAGGATTCTTCTCACCTGGCGGTCCGTCGGGGCGGTGGTTAAGACGATGCTCGGTTGGAAGCTCTTCAGGAACCAGGTCGCAATCCTGGCGGCCAAATAGCTCTTTCCGGCGCCGTTGCAGCTGGCGACCGCTACCCGGCTGTGGCAGACGAGGGCCCGGGCGATTTCTCTTTGAGCTCGCCAAAGCTCTTCCCCGGTTTCGTTTTTAAGCCAAATGTCCGGGTTTGCTATCTGGAGCAGGGCTTCCTTCTGTTTCGTCGACAGCTCGTTGAAGCGCTCTGAGAAACTCTGGGTCTGCTGCGAGCTCGCTGATGATTTTTGCGTCGTCATGGCTTAGCTTCCGCCTTTCTTCCAGGATGGTCTCCGGTTCGCCTCTGGCCATGCGCTCGATCTTGATCGCTTCCGCTATGAATCCTAAAACGTTGCTGGCCGAAAGCTCCCGCGGGTCCAGGCTCTGCAGCCTTTGCAGGGCCTTGGTCTGGAGCGCTACCGATTGCTGAATGTGGCGCTTCCGCATTTCTTCGATCTGGGTTAGGGCGGCCTCCTGGGCTACTTTGTCCTGGAAGTCGTCCCATGCCTGGGCCCGCTTTACCCAGCCGTATTTTACCGACCAGCGCTCCAGGACCGGCTTGTAAGTGTCGGGCCTGCCTAAAACGGCCGGGACGCGTCTGATTCCTCTCTTGGGGCCCATGTCCCGGTATGCCTTAAATGCCTCGAATGCCTTGGTCCCTTCATCCTCCTGGCGGTCCCATGGCTTATGCTCTCTTTCCTTTGCCATGCTAATCCTCCTTTCTTGAATCCCGGTTTAAGCTCCGGGTCTCGATGTGTAAGAGGAGCTCCGGCCGGGTGGTTATAATCTCTTCCGGGCTCCCTGGTATGCCTTTGATCCTCATGATCTGCTCCGCGAAGCCTGCCCTCATGTATTTCTCCCAGGCGCCGCGGTCCTCCTGGTAAAGTTTAGAGAGGTTGTTTGGCCAAAAGGTTATGTTCGTCGCGCATGGCAGGCAGCCGGTCTCGAATGCTTTCCTGCCCGCCGGGTACTCCGGGACGTGGCGCTTTAGGTAATCGGCTACGTCCTGGTCCGTGAAGTGCTGGATCGGGTATGCCTGGTGCCAGGCGTATTTCTTGGGTTTGAACAGGTAGCCGTTGTCCAGGAAGGTCATCAGGCGCCGGGCTGACTCCGCTGCCCGGTTTCCCCAAAACACGACCTGAATTTCCTCGGTGCCTAAAATCGTGTTCGCGTATTTTTCTTTAAGCTGGTAGCAGCATTGGACCGGGCTGATCCGAAGCTGCGGGTCGCGCTTCTTGTAAATCGTGTGGCCTCTTTTGCTCATGATCGGGTAATGGCCTCTTTTCTGCCACATGGCGATCGGGTCCTCTGCCGTCGTCTGCCGAAAGTCGATTTCGGGAAAATTGCTATAAATAAATGGCGCCATCCAGGTCTTTAGCCTGGGGTCCGAAAGGGTGGTGTCATTGTAAATCGTCAGCAGGTCCGGGGCCTGCCTGGTGACCAGGTGCAGCAGGACGGTGCTGTCCTTGCCTCCGCTGTAGAGCAGGGCGGGGCGGCCGATCTTTAGGGCCTGCTCGATGACGCGGCTGGCGATCTCGACCTTTGCCTCCAGCGGCGCTGTCTGTAATCCCTCGAGGACGCGGCGCCGGGCCGCGATCTGCTCTGCGTTCGCCCTGGCGTATACTCCTTTCATGCCGGTTGCGCCTCCTTCACCTGGACCTCGATCCCTAAGTGCGCCCAGGTCCCGCGTATCTCTTTTATCCTGGCCGGGGTAAGGACGTCCGGTCCTGCCCGCAGGATGACCTCGATCCTTTCGCTGGGCGGCGCCTGGTCCGGGCGATCGACGGCCGGTCCCATTAGTTCCTGGTAATCCGCTTCGCCCTGCTCGACCTTTAGCCGGAGCAGCAGGTCGTCGATTTCTTCTTCCCGGTAGGTTGCTGCCCTGGCCAGTCCTTTGGCGGCGAGTTCGGCGACCAGGCGGTCGAGCTCCGCTTCTTCCCATTCGCCCTGGGCCTTGTTGATCGCTATGTTCATGGCCTTTTCCTGGTCAAGGTCTAAGTCGACGACATTCGTGTCGGCCTCGGTATGGCCGAGCTCCTGCAGAATCTTTAGGCGCTGGTGTCCGCTGACCAGGTTGCCGGTCCTCTTGTTCCAAATCAGCGGCTCGAGTAGGTCCCAGGTGACGATTGATTCCTTTAGGGCCTCGTATTTCGGGTGCCCTGGCTGCAGGTCCTTCCGGGGGTTGTATTCGGCTGGCTTCATCCTGGTGAAGGCTATGGTCTCTATGTTCATGCTCCTGGTCTCCTTCCCATCTTTTCGGCTTTTGGCCAACTGGCCCATCTGGCGGCCGGGCGGCTTATCGGGCCTTTTCCTGGGCCCAAGTGCCTGGGCCTCCGGCATCTGGTCCAACTGCTGGGCCTTTTGGCCATGTCCGGTGGTTTCGGCTTTTTCCGGGTCCAACTGCTTTTCGGCCGGGCATCGGTTCGGGCCGGGCCCATCAATTTACACGATCACAACTGGCCGCTTTTTTCCTCCGCTCCGGTTTCGATAGGCAACCGCTCTATGGCCCGCCGTCATTGGTTTTGCGGGTTTTCGGCTCCTGTTATACGCTGCTGGCGCTGCCCATCTATATCGCCATATCGCCTGGTATAAAGGTTTGGTGAACAGCCTGGGCGGGTTAGGGCTCCGGCGCCTGGTTCATGGCCCTGGCCTTTCAGGCAATCTGGGCCGCCCGCGGGCTGGCTCCTGCAGGGCCCGCAGGTTCATACAGGTTTCGGCTTCCAGCTGTTCCCATTTTTCAGGGCCGAGGGCTGCCTGGCTTTTCATGCAATCTTTTCGGTCGCGGCGGAGGGCTTAGGATGAAGGCCCGCATTACACAGGAGAGACGCCGCTTGCCGAACAGCTGCTGGGCCTGGTTACGCTGCCCTTGCTGCCTGGGCCGGTTCGCAACTGGCGCCGGTATTTCCTCCGCCGCGGTCCTTTGATAACCGGAAACGATAATCCTGGGGGCCCGCTATAGGCGCCGTTTTTATATTTTTTCCCTCCGCATATGGCCCTTTTTTATATTTTTTTTGCCCTGGATAAGCGTTTTTTTATATTTTCCCTGGTGGCTATAGGCGCTTTTCGGCGCCCTGGGATAACCGCACCTGCCGGGTCCCGGGCCCTGGTCCGGCCTTGATCGGAATTTTGGCGATCGCCGAAAAACCGCACGAATGCTGGTGTTAGCAAATGCTTTCCGTTGATTTCAGATGCTATCAAATGATTTCATTTACTATCAAATGATTTCCGTTTTTCCGGGGGCCCTCTATTCCCTTAATTTAGGAGGGAATTTCCAGCGCCCAAATCTTGGCCATGCCCTTTGCCGTTAGCTTTCCTCTTGTTTTGGCCCTGGTTTAATTTCCATTTCCGGGTGGTCCGGCTTTTCTGCTGTCAAATGATTGCAAATGCTATCAGATGATTTCGTTTGATTTCATCTGAAATCATTTGTCCCCGTAATCCAATCCAATCCAATCCTATCCTATCCGGTTAACTCCTCCCTCCGGTCGGAGTTAACCTCCCCGGGCGCCTGGCGCCGCCCGGGGGCTGGTTTAGAACTCCTGGCTGTTTTTCCTCTGGCGCTTAAAGGCGTAAGGCCCTGGCTGCCCGGTATACGGATAGCGCTCTATAATTTTACGGTTATACCTTTTTACAACTCCTGGCCTTATCGGCTCCGCCTAAAGTCCGCAACCGCTAGGAAGCCTTTAACGGCGGGCTTTCCCGGGTCCGGCCGGTCTGGGCCTTGAGTCCTGGACAGCTCATTACACCTCACCACAGCTTTTACATTACTCTTTTCCCGAACAGCTCCGGCGCTGGTCCTGGGCCGCGGGTTTTTTGGCGAGGCAGGAAAGGCCGATGAACATTGACTTTTTGGGCCTTCGCTTTATGGGCTGCTGCTCCCAGGGGCCCGGTCGCGTCCCGGAAGGCCAGGCGTCGGGCGGGGCCTGGCTGCGTTTTCGTCCGCCCTTCGCTATCCCGCCTCCCTGCCTCCGGTCTCTTTCCAAAAATTAGGTGATTAAGGCGTAAATCCTTATTTTCCGGGCTTTTTTGGCGTTTAAAATGTTCTTTTTCTGTGCTTCCCTGGTATTTTGCTCGATTTTCAAGGATCGGTGCTTTTTAGGGCGTTTTTTGCTGGTCTGTCCTCCTGCTGGTTTGTGTGTGTGTGTGAGGGTCCCAAAAAGCGCTTTAAAACTTTTTTTTATTTTTTTTTCGTTTCAGGCAGGAATTTGGCTTCCTCTTGTAGAATAAAGGTTTGCAGCCGCCGGGGGCTTTCGGTCATCAGGTCCCAGGGGGCTTTTTAAGTCCTCTTTTTCGCTTCTTTTTTTCCTTCTCGACGTTCTTTAAAATCTCGATTAGTGCGGTTATGGTGAGGGCGGCGAACAGGGCAGCTGCTGTTAGGAGCATTCCTTTTTCGATTTCCATTGGTTCGGGGCCCTCCTTCCTGGTTAGAATGGGACGCCGTCTTTTCGGGCCTCCTCTATTGCTTTTTCTTCGGTTGCGGGCAGTTTATTCTGGGCCGGTTTTTCCTGGTCCATCTTTTTTTGCGGTTTTTTCTTCGGGGTCTTTTTAGGCTTCTTCTCTGGTGGAGTGCTTATCACGGGCGCTGTATCCGGGTCCCAGGTCTCCTCCTTCATCTCCCCGGTGAATTCCTTAAGCGGTCCGGCGTCAAATTCCACGGTAATGCTTTCCTGGCCTTTTATGATCTGGCCATCTATTTCGGATGCCTTATAAACCTTCTTCTCCGGCTCCCAGGTTTTTTCGGCCGGTATGCGCTCCGCCTTCCTTCCGGTGTAGCGCTCCCAGCGGCTGACGATCACGTCGCAGAATTTCGGGTCGAGTTCGGTGCCGTAGCAGGCCCGGCCGGTTATTTCGGCGCCGATCAGGGTGCTGCCTGATCCCAGGAAAAGGTCTAAAACGATTTCGCCTTTATTGGTGCCGTTTTCGATGGCCCGGCGTCCGAGCTCGACCGGTTTTTGGGTCGGGTGTTCATGGCCTCCGTCGCGGCCGACCTCCCAGACCGTGGAGTCGTCGTCTGCCCTGGTAACGTGCAGGACCTGGTCCTTTTTGGTCAGCCGGATGTGGCGTAATTTTTTATTTTTCTGGGTACTCGGTAAAATGACCAATTTTCCGCCCTGTCCGTCCATGACCGCGATTCCTCCGCCCAAGGTGATCGTGACGTCTTTTGGTTCGGCCTGGGTTACATACCAGATCGCGCTATTGGCCCGGTCGCCGTAAAAGGCGGGTTCGAATCCGGCCTTGCTGGCGTAAAAACAGGGCTCCGATTGCCAGCGCCAATGGCTCCAGCCTAAAACCATGTGCGGCTTTACCCAGGTTAGGTATTGGCGCTCCTTTAGCCCGGCGGCCTCGAGGCTGTATTCGTATTCCTTCCGGGTCTGGTAGGCGTGCCAAATGTAAAAGCCCGCGCTGTCGGTGGAATGCCGGGCGGCGAGTTTGAAGGCGGGGGCTAAAAGGCTGATGATCAAATCGTCCTCTGTCTTGTCGTCGCCCAAAATGCAGCTCCCGCCGAATTTGTCGGAAGTGGCGACGTAGCTGATGCCGTAAGGCGGGTCGGTGAAAATTAAGCTCGCTAATTCGGAGTCCATCAGGTAGGCGACGTCTTTCGCGCTGGTCGCGTCTCCGCAAAGGACGCGGTGGGGCCCTAAAAGCCACAGGTCCCCGGGCCTGGTGACCGGGTCGCCTGCCGGGGGCTCGATCACGTCATCTTCCCCGATCGGGACCGTGTCGCCTGCACCTGATATCTGGTTGATCATGCGCGTGAGCTCTTCTTCCGAGTAGGCGGTTAGGCTGGTGTCGCCGCCTAAATCCTCAATGTCGGCCATCAGGTCTAAAAGCATCCGGTTGTCTAAATTGGCCAGTTCGGCTAAACGGTTGTCGGCGATCAGGTCCGCGTATTCGTCGGCCTCGCTTTCGTAATCCTGGTAATCGACCGGGACGGCGCTGGTCCCTAAGCGCTTGGCGGCCATTAGCCGTCCGTGGCCGCGCACCACCAGGCCCGATAATGTGCTAATCGTGATCGGGGCCCGCCAGCCCTGCTTCTTGATCACCTTGGCCAAAAGGGCGACCTGGTCGTCCGGGTGCTGGTTCGGGTTTTTCGGGTTGCCTTGGACCTCGTCTGTATTTACGATCGCGTCGTGAGCACAATAAACCGGGATTTTCCCGGCCATCGGGATTTGCTTGCCGGGCTTTATTTCTCCGCCGCTATCCATCTTTTGGATTCCTCCTTTTTGTGGTCGTCCGCTCCGGGACGATGCCTGTCGTCCCGAGCTTAACATGGAATCGCCGAAATTGTCAAATAAAAAGGCCCGGGGCTTGTTAGGGCCTCCGGGCCGGTTTCGGGGTTTATCCTTCGATCTCTTCTAAGTGCTTGATCGTGCTTCTTACCTGCTCCTGGGCGATCTGAACAAAGACCGGGTTTCCGGTTTTTTTGGCGTTGTTGAGGTTGATGTCCGCGCACCTGGCCGCTTCAAGCGCGTCCATTATTTGCTCTTTACTCATTGTTGTTTTGCTCCTTCCTGGTCTGGTTTTTATCGGATCTTCCTGATCGTTTCTTCCGCCTCGATCGCCTTTGCGGCTAAGGCCTTGATCTCGGTGATTGACTCTGCGGCGCCGCTTACGGTTACTCTCCAGGCGCCCTGGATCGGATGGTGATCCTGGGTGTGGCCGCTAATCTCGATCGTCGCCTGGGGCTTTTCTTTTTCGCTCATTCTGGCTGCCTCCTTCCTAATCGGTGAAAACCTCGGCCGTGAATCCGCCCTTGCTGATCGTCACGGTGCCTCCGAAGCAGGTGTTGCCGTGGTCGCAGAGTAGCAGGATGTCGAGCGCGGTCCGCTCCGGGTTTTCGATCGTGCCGTGGTAGGTGGTGAAGCCGTAATCCGGCCTTTTGCTGGTGATCGTGATTCCTGGGTCCTGCGGCTAAAAGGGTGGCGCCGCATTCGGCGCAGCTCACCAGGTGGTTCGGGGTCTGGTTTCCGTTTCCGCTCATTTTCCATCCTCCTTTAGTTTTTCGCCCTGGTCCTTTTTAAGGCTGCGGCTGGCCATCGTGTCGACCAGGGCGCAGGTCGTCTCGACGTCTCCGTGGTAGCAGATCGCCCGGTCGTCTATGTAGGCGACGGCGACCGGCTTCCCGGCGCGGCCGTTGATCGGGCAGCAGTTTATGCCGCTTATAAATCCGAATGACCGTTTTCCTGCCGTCAAGGATCGCCTTGACCATTTCGGTGGAGAACAAAATCGGTTTTTCGCGCATTATTGCACTTCCTTTCCAGTTTTCTCCGGTAGCTGCAACGCCGCAGCTATCATCTTCCGCACTTCCGGCGGCATGAGTTCAAGGTCGCGCTTCCGGCTGGTCTGCGTGTCATACATCCGTATAAATTGCCCCCGGACAACGTCCAGGTTGTCCGAATGACATATCTCCTGCCAGCCCATCCAGCAGCTCCGCGTCTTTTTCGAGCAGTCAGTAATTCCTGGTAGCGCTCGTAGCGCTCTTTTGATATCCGGTTTTCCTCGGCGGCGCCGGTAAAGGCCCAGCCGTCTACGCGTTGCCTCATTTTTGTTTGCTCCTTTCTTCCCCTGGGCTAAAGCAGTGGGAATTCGTTGCCGCATTCCAGACAGCGCACCATCGGGGGCTCTTCCAGCCTGGCGGGCTGGTCGTAATCTGGGCCGATAAATTCGGCCTTATCGGTCGGCTGAAAGGTTACGGCTCCTTCGTATTCCTGGTCCGGGTAGGCGGATCTGATAGCGATCGACCGCGACGGTGGCTCGGTATTTGGGCATCCGCCTCGCCTCCTTTCATGGTCCATTTCGATCAATTCGGCGACCAGGTCTAACAGCCGCTCCTCTAATCCTGGCTTGAATACCTCCGGTTCGCCGGGCTGGGTTATGCCCATCTTTTCCTGGCAATCCGGGCAAATTAAGAAGGTTTTTTCGCGGCCGATGTTTCGCCGGTTGTCTGCTGTTATCTTGAATTTCGCGTAGCCCTCTGCCATGGCATAGGTTTTGCCGTCGTCTGAGGCCCAGCTTTTGCTGGCGCCGCAGCGGTCGCAAATGGCGGTGTGTTCAAACATTTGGGGTTCTCCTTTCTGCTTCGTCGCAGGTGCTGTCCGCGGCGACGGTGTAATTGTAGCCTATGCTGCAGCGGCCGCGTTTATTTTCTCCCGGCGGCGGCGGCAGGTATTCGCTGCAATCCTCGCATTTGATATCGCCCGGCTCTGCCCGCCTAAAGTTTTGGAAAGGTTTTTTCATCAGTTTGGCTCCTTTCTGGTCAGGTTGCGATCAGGCGTAGCTGGCCGTCCTGCTCTTTTTCGGCCTGGGCCTGGCGCTGGGCCTGGTAGTAATATTCCTCGACCTTTTCCAGGCGTTCGGCGATCTTGTTAATGCGGCCGATCAAATTGGCCCGGTAGGTGTTTAGGTCGTTTATGCTGTCCAGCCAGTAGTAGCCGGTCTCGCTCCCTCCGACCGGCAGGCCGTGTTCAATGATCGTTTTTCTGATAAAGGCCCTGGTGATCATGTGCCCGGGTTTGTCCTTGATCTGAAGGTACCGGGCAATTTCGCCGCTGGTGATCGTGTTTCGCAGCCCGCGGTGGTTTTTGATTAGCTCGATAAAGGCTTTTTCCTGGGCGGTCATTTTAGCTCTCCTGCCTTTCTTTTTCGTCCCGGTATTCCTGGTAGTAAATCATCATCGCGAAATTGCCGACGTCGGCTGCCCGCCTGGCGATTGTCGCTGATTCGGCGCGGCCGTTATGGGCGAGGCTTAGGTCGTCTACTGCCCGCTGCAGCCAGCTGAGCATGGCTCCGCGGCTGGCGTGCTTCCAGCCGGTTTTGTGATCGTTGGCGGCCATCTGGGCGACCATTTTTATGGCAAACTGGTGGATCGCTTTTGTGTATTCCGGCTCGTTGGGGTATTCGGGCTCCTGGGCCGCTGCTTCTCTTTGAATGCGGCGGCGGCTGGCCTCCTGGTTGAGGCGCTCCTGGATATCGACCGCGGCGTCTAAAAGGTCGTTCATCGCTTCATTCGTGAATGGCCGGAATGGCTTTTGCTTCAGGTCCCGGTATTCGGCGCAAAATGCGATTACGCGTTTCCAATCGAATTCTAATTTTAGGTCTGGCATTTTATCCTCCTTCTTCCTGGTCTACGTTGGCCAGGTAGGTCTGCATGAAATTGGTTATGCCCTCGGTCGTGACTCTTCCCTGGTAGCGCTCGCTGGCGTTGATCAGGGCGCTGGCGAAAGCTCTCATGCGGCGCCTTTCGCCTTTCGGCTGCTGTCCAACCCAGGCTCTTTTTTGGGCCCTGATTTCCTCCTTTTTCATAAAATCACCAGCTCCAGCTCCGGGTAGCGGGCTTCGAAAAGCTTTTGTTTGATCTTGAATTCCTTCGTCTTGTAGCCCTTGACGTCGATGATCTCTACCCGGCCGTCCGGGTATGTTACGCGGAAATCGGCTCGGAATTTGATTGCTCGGTGGTGTTTGCCGTTCTTGTAAAAGGGCTCCTGGAGCACGAATTCGGGCTGCAGCTCGATCGCCTCGATTTCTCCGGCTCTCTGGCGCAGCTTGAGCTCCCGGAAGTATTCGGCCTCCTTCTTGCTGTCGAATTTTATGTTATCGATCTCGGTGGGTTTGGCCTGGTATTTGTGTGGGCTTTTCAAGCTGGCGAGCGCCTCTTTTGCTTCCTGGTTATTCGGGTTGCGCTTTAACGTGGCCTCCAGGATTGCTATCTGCTCTTTCTTTTTCACGGCGGACCGCTCCTTTCAAAGCCAGTTTTAGGTTCTGCCGGTTAACTTCGCCGCCCATGGCCAAAACCTCTGCCTGGGGGCTGATCATGCCCGCCGGGAAATCGTTGTAATAGATCGCGGCGTGGTAGGCTGGGATTCCTTTAATCGCGTGTTTGTGGGGGTTTAGTTCGAAGGTCCAGTATTCGTCTATCGGGTAGCGCCAGGTCCCCTGGTATTGGTAGGCTTTAAAGTTTTTGGCCATCGCTAATTCCCCGATCAGGACGATCAGCGGGGTTATCGGGGCTCCCATCGGCGTCCCTCCTTCCAGCTAAAACCTGGGCGATTTGTGCTAATTCGTTTTTCGCGTTTTCCATCTGGATCAAGGCCAGGCGGTAGCAGGCTGTTTGATGCTGGCTGTCGCTTTCCTCCCTGGCCAGCTCGATGTTAGTCTGGGCGGCCGTGATCGAGCGGATCGCGGCCGCTATTTTTTCTCTCATCTGGTTTTCCTCCTTCCGGCAGGCTGAGGCTCCTGCCTAATCCGGCCAGCAGCGCCCGGGCCTGGGGCGGTATTAAGCGCTCCTGGGTATCGCGGGCGCTGACCTGGTCAAACATTTTCATAAATTGGCCGCGGATCACTTCGACGTTGTCGGCGTGGCACATTTGCTGCCAGCCCATCATTTCGGCGATGCGGGCGGCCTCCGGTGGTAGTTTTTCGAGGGCCTCTTTTTCGCGGTTATGGCCGTAGCTCCTGATCGCCTTTATGGTTAGTCCCCAGGCTTCCGCGGCGGTGATTGTTTTTGGTTTGCTGAGCTCGATCGCTGTTTTTCTGATCTTGCCGATCGAGGGCAGCGTCGGGTACTCGTCGGTGGCTATGATGGTCTGGACCGCGGCCAAAACCGCGGTCCCTGGTAAGTCCTGGACGAATTCATACCAGGCGGCGATCGTGGTCTTGCCGATCGGGCGGTCGATCGCCGCGCTCAACAGGGCCATGGCCTGAGCGAATTCCTGTTTCGTCATTGGGCCTGGCCTCCTTCCGCCTCGTTAAGCCATTCGCGGATGTTTCCCCAGGCGCGGGGTTCGGCTCCGCCTGGCTGCCTTTTGCTCTTAAGGTAAAGCTGGTCGTATTTGCTGCGTAGGTTCGCGGCGCTCAAAATAACGCGGTGCCAGAATTCGTCTTTTTGGCTGAATTCGATCATGGCCGCGACCTCTTCCGCGGTCCGCTCGTCGATCCTCATCATGCGCTCGATTTCAATGGCCCAGGCGGTCAGGTCCTTCGGGGCCCGGGCTTTTGGGTTGTTCTCCAAGATGCGGCGCTTTAATTCTCCGGCGAGCTTCATTTCGATGCTGTCCGGCTCCGGCGTTGGTTTGGTTTTCTTTTTCGGGGTCTTTTTCCTGGGCGGCTGGTCGTAGGTTATATAGGCTCCCTCGAGGACCTGGCCCTTCTCCGGTGCGGGGTGTTTGCTTCTTTTGGCCCTGATCTGCTGGTGCTCTTCCCATTTGCTGATCTGCAGGTATTTTTTGCCGCTGACCTCGTAGAGGAAAATCAGGCTTTCCCCGGCGCTGTTCTTGTTGCTCAAAAGCCCGAGGAAGTAGTCCATGTCGCTGTTTGTGACCTGGTCGATCTTCCGCGGGAATAGCTTGGCTCTTAAAACCGTCGGGTCTGCCTCCATGCGGCCGTAATCGTCGACGTTGACGATCATCCGGTAGAAGGCGATTTCGGCCTCCGCTGGCAAATTGTGAATCTCGGCGCTGGTGCAAATTGACTCCTTGATTATCCTGTTTGGCATACCAATGGCCTCCCTCCTTTCGCGGTATGCTTATTTTTTCTCCAGGTATTCGCGAAGTCCGCTTTCCGGGATGCGCCAATGATGGCCGATTTTCTTGGCCGGGATTTCGCCGCTGTTCAGCAGGCTGTTTAGGGTTTTCTTGCTTAGCCCTAAAATCTTGGCGACCGCGGAGGCTCGCAGCCAGCGCTCTTCGGTGATCGGGCGTTCGTTCGTGCTGTTGTCCATGCTCCTTCTCCTTTCCGGTTTTGGTCTATCTTGGTCTCTTTTCAATTGTTTTTCGCCGTTTCCTGCCGCTGTTTGAAATTTATTTTGGCGGGTGTTATAATTTTGGTGCCGTTGTTCATTTTTGTTTGCTCCCTTACTTCAGCCGGGCCCGCGGGCCCGGCCTTTATTTTGCAGCGACGTAAACCGGCTTGCCGGTAAGGCATTGGATTTCGGTTTTGAATCTGGCGGCGTCGCTGTGGGCTTCGCTTAGGTGAAGCAGCCATATCTCGCGAACGGCACTTAAATCGTTGGCGGCCAAAAACTTCTTGACCTGGTCCAGCCCGAAATGGTTTTTGATGACGCGCTTCTTCATTTCGGGGTGGCTTTTCGTCGCGGTGGTTAAAAGGTTGATCGCGTAATTGCATTCGACCATGATCGCGGTGAGTCCCTGGAATCTGACCGGGACGTAGGCGGTGTCCGTTATGTAGGCCAGCCGGTCGTCGTCCCGGGCAATCAGGAATCCGTATGGCTCCGCGGCGTCGTGAATCGTCTCGAATGGCATCACGTCCCAGCCGTAAACCTTGACCGCCTGGCGCGGGTAAAGGCTGTGGACGCGGTGCTGGATCAGCTTCGGGCCCTTTGTGAGCAGCTCCGCCCTGGTCCCTGGTGAAGTGAAAATGTCTACTCCGCTTAAGGCCAGCTCGGTTGCTCCCTTGGCGTGGTCTCCGTGTTCATGGCTGATCAGGCATCCGGCGAGGGCGCTAATGGTAGCGCCCTCTTGCCATAGCCTTTTCTGGAGCTCCCGGAAGGGCAGGCCCGCCTCCAGGAGCAGCATCGGGGCCGGGGCCTTGCCGTCCTTCAGTAGGTAGGCGTTTCCCTGGCTGCTCGAAGCGAGCGAATGGATCGTTATCAAAATCCTGGGCCCTTCGTCTGCTTCTCTTTGATATCGCCCAGGGTGGCCTGCTCCCCATTTTCCGGGGCTGCTTTGTTTAATTCCGGCTCTGGTTCGGGTTCGGTGGCTTGGATGTCGATGATCTCATCGTTGGCCAGCAGCTCCGCTTCGGCGTTTAGCTCCTGCTCTGCTTCGACCTGCTCGGAGCGGTTGAAGTGCTCGATCAGCAGATCGTTGTCCTTGGTGGCGTTGATCAGCAGCTTGCAGGCCCGGTTTATGACGGTCCGTTTGGCCATCTGGTCTGGGTATTTGCTGTGGGTGCTGTCGGCCGCGTCCGGGTTCATCTTGCTCATTTTCCAGCTCTGTTTGATCTGGTCGATGGTCATGATCTCGGTGTAAGGCGCCCGGGCCTGGTTGACCGGCCATTCGATAACGGCGTAGGCGGCGATGATGTTTTTCGGGTCGACGTTCTCGAGGCGCTGGCTGTGGAGCTTAATGCGCTTTCCGGTCCTGGTGATCTCGTATTCGAATTCGTCGTTTTTGTAAACGACCTCCGCGAAGGGCGGGAGGCAGCCCAGGGCCCTGACCGCTACCGCGGCGGTGCCAAAGTAGCTCCGCTGGAATTGCAGCTGGGTTCCGTATGCTATGAAATATCCCTGTTTTTTCGCCGGGTTGAGGCCCTGGACGACCATGTCCAAAAGGGCGTTGGCGATGCTGTCCCGGGTGCAGGTCTTGAGGACCGGCTGCTTGTTCTTATCGACCGTTTCCTGCAAGATCAGCCATGCCGATTTCATGGCGTTTTCGGCGCTGTAATGGTCCGGTAGGTGCAGCCGTCCCTCGCTTACGTATTGGTTGATTTTTGCGCCGACGACGTCGACGACGTCCTTCTTGATAATGGCGAGCTCGGTCGGTTTTTTGGCCGGGCTCTGGTTTTTTGTTTCCTGGCTTTGTGCCATTTTCGTTACCTCCTGTATTTTGGTTTTTGCTGGTTCTGCTTTATGCCTCTTCTTCCACCACCTTTAGTTTTTTCTCCGGGCCGACCAGCAGCTTGATGGTCTGGGCCGGGATGTCTATGATCCTGGTAACGGCCTCCGCGTTGTCTATAAATATCGGGGCCTCGAATTTATAATGCTCCGAAAGGGTCCTGATTATGTCCAGGCCGATATTTATGCGGGCGCCGTTATTGAGGCTGGTGCCGTATGGGACGCCGTCGTAAAGCGTCTCGCAAACCGGCTCGATTCCTCCTGATATGTAGGTCTCGAAGAGCTTGAAGGTCGCGAATTGGAATTTGCTGTTTATGTGCTCTTCCAGCAGCCCTACCTTGGCCTTTATGAATTCCTCGGTCATGAAGAGCTCCTGCTCGATGTCCTCGTATTCCCTGGCCAATTTGCGCTCCTGTTCTTTAAGCTGCTCTATCCTGGCCTGGCCGGTAGCGACCTGTTCGAGCTTGGCCAGCTCCGCCTCCGATGCTGCCTTTTGGGCGGTTAGCTCGGCGATCTCCGTGTTTAGGTTGGTTACCGTGTCGCTGTTTTCTTCCTGGAGGGACTGCAGCTCATTTTGGTTCGCTTGGATTTTTTGCATGATTTTCTGGTACTCGGGCCGCTCTTCCTGGGCCGCTCTTGATTGCTCGATCTCGGTGATCTCCTGTTGCAGGGCCCTGGCCTCTTCCAGGACGGCGGCGGCGGCGATCTTTGCTTTTTCGTGCTGGTCCTGGTAGATCGCGAGTTCGTCGGTTGCTTCCTGGAGTTCGGCTTTGGTCTCTTTTCCTTCGCGGGTTATTTTCTCCAGGCGGGCCGCTTTGGCCTGATTATGGTTGGCGAGCGCTTTCTCCCGCGCTTCTTCAACCTGGTCCTCCGGCAGGTCCTGGCCGCAGGTCGGGCAGACCGCTTCGATCTCGGGCTCCGCCAGGGTTTCGGCCTCCGCCGCTTCCCATTGGTCGCGGAGCTCCTGGAGGCTTTTTTCGTAAACCTTGATCGCCGCTTCGGTCCGCTTGATCTTGTTGTCCAGGTCGGCGACCGTGTTTTCCGCTTCGCGGTGCTTTTGGCTGAGGGCCGATTTTTTTCCCAGCGCTTCCTGGAGGCGTTCGTCGGCTCCCGCTCTTAACTCGGTTAGTTTTTCCTGGGCTTCCGCCTTTAGCTCGGAAAGGCGCCGCTTGATCGTGGCGGCTCTCCCGCCGCTTGCAATTTCGATCTTTTCGGTTGCTTTTCCCTCGATGAGGGTGCTCAGGATTTTAATGTTATTTTCATGGGCCGCTTTGTCTACGTCGTCAATGTCTGGCAGGCCCTGGGTTACTTCGTCTATGCGAACAGGAATCCGGTCGAGCTCTTTTTGGATTTCCTTCCGCTTTTCGGCGATCACCTTCCGGTGCTCTTCAATGCTGCGGTCTCCTAAAACGTCCGGCAACCTGGCCAGCTTTTTATCGCTGGCGATGACGTCCGCGTCCGGGATGTCTCCGCAAACCTCGAGCAGGATTTCCCGGCGCCTGGTCCAATGCAGGGCGGTGTTAAAGTAGCGCGGGTCGGTCAGGAGCAGGAAAACCTCCGCCGGTGCAATTTCGTCTATCGCCTCGGTGTATTCCTTCTGCTTGACCGGGACGCCGTTTATGTGGTGATCGATCGTGTGGCCGCTGAAGGTCGCCGTCGCGCTGCCGCGCTTCTTGGTCCATTCCTCCTTGTATCTTTTCTTGAGGGTTACCGTTTTTCCTTCTCCCAGGTCGAGCTCCGCCTCGACCTCATGGTCCAGGCCGTGGATCGGTTCGCCGTTCCTTTCGAGGGTTTTGATCTCGAAGTCTTTGCGGTTTTGGCTGTCCTTGCCGTCGAGCAGCCAGCGGAAGGCGTCAAATACCGTCGTCTTGCCGGTGGCGTTTTCGCCGCTGATCGTGATGCTCTTCCCCTGGGGTTCAATGCTGAAGCTCCTGACGCCTTTGAAATTCTTTAGTGTAAGGCGGTTTAATTTCATGGCCTTGCTCCCTTCTCCTTTTTCATATTAGCGCTCCCAGCCAATTCGCTTGCTGGCGCCTACGTGATCGGCGCCCTGGTCTTTTAATTCCTTCATCCGCTGTCCCCAATATTCGCCGGTTGCTCCCTGGAACCAGGGGTCGCCGACCGGGGCGAATCGCCAATGGCTGAGTAGCTGCTCGTAGCTCATTTTGTCTATTTGCTCTTTTCTTTCCGGGGTTAGCTCCATGGTTTTCCTCCTTCCCGCGGTTATTGGTCGGTATTGTCCCATTCCTCGCTCACCTTCCTGCCCTTTACCGCGTGCTGGTCGTGCCACATTGGCTGCAGGTTTGAAAGTGCCCAGCATTTTTTAAATTCAGGAGAGTCCGTGGTGTCGTAATTAAAGCTTGATCTTGGCACGATGTGGTCGATGTGCCAGCCTCTCCATCCGTAATTGTCCCAGGTCATATCGCGGTCAAATTGTTTTTCCAGGTGCTCAACGAGCTGGTAATAAGTGTATCCTACCCACTTTTCCCATTTAAACCCGGCCTTGTTGTTGTGTATTGCGCGGGTCATCCCTGAGCTTATCCGGGCGTCGATTCTTTTGCGTTCAGTTTTCTTGCCGTCTGTGACGCGGGGGGCCTTGTCTTTAATCCATGCGATTTCACTTATCGCCGCCATTTGCTTCGTCGTAAACAGGTGCCCTGGCGTTACTTCCAGGTATTCGGCGATGAGCTCTACTTCGTCCGGTGTTGGCAGCGCTTCGCCGCTCTCAATAAAACTTAGGCGCGATCGCGGGATGCCTACGTAATCGGCGACGTCTTTTTGGGTGCATTTCCCTCCTTTCCCTCTGCGCGAAATTAGCTCCCTGTAATAGAATATTCCGTTCGGCATGTATCTTTCCATTAGTGAGGCTCCTTTCTTCGCTTGTGCGCGATGTCTGAACTGCCTACACTGTCAGGAATTCTATGGCTGTCCCTCCTTTTCCTGCCTCCCGGCAAAATTACCTTCTACCGGGGCTGATTCGCGGTTTTTTCTTGCTCTTCGAGTTC